ACAAGTTAAAGGTATATATCCAAATCTAAAACCATTCAAAGCAATTAATTGGTTAATTAGAAGTGCTCTTGTTGATGGTTCACCTTTTTTCTTCTTTGATTCACTTAGAAAAAATGGGAAAGGAGTAAGTAAAAGACAACTTCAACTTCATACCTATAAAGAATTGATTAAGCAGCCTATAATAGATACTTTTAATAATATTCCTTTCTTCCAAGAAAAGGAAAGAACTGAAGAAAAATTTTATACAGCTCAATTACGAAAAATTAAGAAAATATCTTCTGACTTAAATATTTCAACTTTTAATAATATTGCAAAAGGCGGATATGCTTCTACTACAATCAGTGTAGATTTAAGTACTAAAAAATATAAAGAAACAGAATTCAAATATGAAGAAAAAATTAAACCAGAAATGAAAGCCCCCGGGTTAAATGGTTTCCCATCATTTAATAAAAAAGGTTTCCCTGAAGGTGGAAAAGATGCTAAGAAAATATATGTTAGTGAAAATTCACAAGCATATGGAGAAGATACTAAAAATTATCATTCAACAGTTAAAGAAAATGCTGGAGAAGCTCAAGCCTGGATGGTTAATGCAGAATCTACTATGCACAAACTAGTATTAGCAGGTAATCCAGATTTATATGCAGGTGGAATGATAGAACTAGATATAGCAAAAGCGGTTGATAAAGAAATGGCTGAAAATGAAAAAAGTAAAAGCGATGAATATATGTCAGGAATATATATGATTAGAAACCTTGAACATAAATTTGACGGACGAGAATATCAAACAATAGTAGATGTTGTTAAAAATTCTTCTAAATTAGATCTTGAATCCGCGGTAAAAATATCATGAGAAAAGACGAATTCATAGGACAAAAATTCCACTGGTTTACTGGGGAAATAGTTGATATAGATGATGATCAAAATTTTAATAGAGTTAGGGTTTATTGTCATGGATATCATGATAAAAAATTCAAAGAAGAAAATAAAGAAAGTTTACCTTGGGCAATAGTAATGATGCCAACTACTTCAGCTGGTACTCCTAACGTTGGAGCTAATCATCACCTAGAAGTAGGTTCATGGGTGATTGGATTCTTTAGAGATGGAGAGAGCGCACAAGATCCTATTGTTATGGGAAGTATAACCAGTTCAACTGCTACTACTATGGCGATGTCGGAAGCGGCCGACAACCAGATTCAACTATATGATCTTCCATATACAGCTTCCACAACTAATAAAGTTTATAAATCAAAGGCTGGTCATTTAATTGAGATTGAAAATAAAGAACGCGTGGACGCGGTCGCTGCAGTAGAAGCAGTAGAGGCAGTAGCAGCTAGTGAAGGCGTAGAAGCAGTAGAGGCAGTAGCTGCAGTAAAAGAAGTATTACAGGAAGGTCCAGTACTTCGAGTAACCCATGCAGGTGGTACTGTAATAGAAATTGATGAAGATAATAATCTAACTATTACTGTAAAAGAAGGTGGTGACCTAGGAATTACCGTAGAGAAAGGTGATACTTCTATTATTACTGGTGGGGATACTACTATTACTAGTACTGGGGATACTACTATTACTAGTTGGGAAAAATTAGATCTCATATCAGGAAAAGAACTTACTATAACTTCAGCTGAAAAAACAATTATAATATAATGGCCTTACCTAACTTCGAAGTACCTCCAATGGAATGTCCGGCAGTATTATTGCCCACCCCAGCTAATCTAACAAATATATGGGGTAAACTTGCCACAATCCCCGATAGATTAATAGCTGCGGCTAAAATTATGGCTCAAGATGAAGCTCAAGAATATATCGATATGGCAGAAGATTTAGAAACTATGGCTCAAGATGAAGCTGTAGATGATATCGATATGGCAGAAAATTTAGAAACTATAGCTCAAGATGAAGCTCAAGAATATATCGATATGGCAGAAGATTTAAAATCCATGGTTGAGGATATGAGAAAATTCTTTTCAGCCTATGATCCAAAAAATAAGAAAGCTATTTTTCCAGAAAAAGAATGGGAGGTAATGATTACAAGATTGTTGGAAGAATATCCTATGTATGTTCAAACAGAAATTTTAAGTCTTATTACTACTCTTTTTCCTATTGAATTTACTTTTGTTATACCAGGAATAGGAATATCAGTTGATCTACTTAAATTAGTAACAGATAGAGCTTATTTAACTGAATTAATGGCAGAGGTTCAAGGGTTTGGTACTGATATGGAAGCACAAATAGAAGCATTAAAATCAGGAGAGTGGAAAGACTTATCTCCTGATGAATTACAAGCTCAGATAGACAAATTAAGAGGAGATAAACTAGACGCACTATTTGCATTATTACCTGATGAATATAAATTATTTAATGGTGATTATGGTCTAGAAACTGCTGAATGGAAAGGTAAACAGATAATTGATTACATAAAAAATGAAGCTACAAAAAGAATGAATCAGTTAATGACTATGGGATTTTCTGGATTAATTGAATTGTTTGATGTAATATGGGATGCATTAGGGTTACCTTCCTTACCAGGGATGGAAACCATGAATGCTGGAGAATTAATTAAAGGTGTTGTTACTGCAGAAAAAGCAAAAATGGCTGCTGAATTAGCATCTTTAGAAGAGAAGAAAGAATCTTCTACTACTAGTGAGGAATCTGATTCAGCCTCAAATAATGACGAAGAAAATTCAGATGACGAAGATAACATCACTGACGCTACCAAAGATGAATTAAAAAAACAAATGAATCTAGGAATAGTAGAGGGTTTAAAAGGCATTGAAGTATTCGGGTTTGATGTTATGTCATTATTAGGTGGGGAATTTAATGATGAAACTTTTTCTATAGAATTTCAAGTTGCTAGAATAAATCAAAAGTTAAAAGAGTTTGAAGCTAATTGGCAATTATTCTTATTTAAAACTTGGATGCAAAAAGTTACAGCATTTTTTGATGCAATAGGTTTAGGAGCTTTGACCCAATTTGCTACATTAGATTTTTGTACTTTTATAGGATTGATGGGTATACCTACAACAATCGATTTAAGTTCCTTTAGTAATATTAAAGAAGTAGCAACTGCTTTAAATCCTGATCTAAAAATATTAGATACTTTAAACGCTGCAGATAATGCATCAAGTACCTTTTCTGAAGTTACTACTACATTAGGACAAACAATTTTAGGATCAGGTGATTCTGGTTCAGTAGTAGTTAATAAATCAAATTTATTAGTAGCATTTACAGCTTATACTATATCAGGCGGAAATATAGTTTTAGATGAAGCCGCAGCAGCTGGAACAGAGTATTTAGTTATTCCTGATCCTAATGGCTAGAGAGTATAAATAGATATATGGCAATCGCAACAGACAAATCAGTAGAAACCGTTCCAATAAGCACGGTCGCCAGAAAAAAGGGCTGGGCTGATCTAGACTTATCCCTAAAAAAGCATCCTATTCAGAAAGATATAGTATCTTTAAAGGATGATAAAGCAATTAGAAATGCTGTTAAGAATTTAGTACTAACTAATTTTTATGAAAGGCCTTTTCAACTTATGAAGGGAGCTAACCTTCAAGGATTTTTATTTGAACCAGCTGACGTGATCACAGCATATGAAATAAAAGAAGCAATAAGAGATGTTTTAGGATATTATGAACCAAGGGTAGCTGTTAGGAACGTCGAGGTAAGAGACGAAATAGATAAAAATGCATGGAAAGTTATTATTACGTTTCTAATAAAGAATATAAATATAATAACAAACGTAGAAGTTTTATTAAGAAGAACAAGGTAGAGCTATGGCAACAAATTTAAATGTAACCGAATTAGATTTTGACGATATAAAACGAAATCTAAAAAATTATCTAAAACAACAAACCATATTCAATGATTACGATTTTGATGGGTCAGGATTAAGTGTATTACTAGATGTTCTAGCATATAATACACATTACAATGCTATGGCCGCGCATTTATCATTGAATGAAGCTTTCCTTGACTCTGCTCAGATAAGAGGAAATGCTGTCTCGAGAGCTCGGATGCTAGGATATGTTCCTACATCCGAGCTAGCACCTCGAGCTATAGTTAATGTTGTTCTTGATGTTTCAAATGAATCAGCAGAAAAACCTAGTACTCTTACAATACCTCGTGGAACTAAATTATCTACTACAGTAGGAGGATTAACTTATAGGTTTGTTGCTCTTAATTCTGCTACTGCATCAAAGGTGACTGCAGGAGCAGTTATATCATATACATTTGAAAATGTAGAAATTGCAGAAGGAACTTATAATTCAATTAAGTATAGGGTTGATAATGACATAGCAATTCAAAAGCATCAAATCCCTCATAAGAATGTGGACACGACCACGCTACGCGTACGCGTGCAGGCGAACGAAGAGTCTTCGAATTATGATTTGTTTATAAAATTTACTACCCTATTAAATGTAGTATCAACTTCAAAAATTTATCATCTTCAAGAAAATTCAAATGGATTTTATGAGCTTTATATGGGTGATGGGGTTATTGGTTCTAAACCTTCTAATAATAATATAGTTACCCTGGATTATGTATATTCTCATGGTAAAGAAGCTAATGGAGCTTCTGTATTTACTATGGTTGATTCAATTGGTGGATTCTCAGGCATTACAATAACAACTGTCAGTAATGCAGCTGGTGGGGCTGAACAGGAAACTTTAGAGTCAATTAGATATAATGCTCCTATAGCATTCACTGCTCAGAATAGAGCGGTAACCGCAGATGATTATAAATCTATTATCGAAAGAAACTTTACTAACATTGCTTCTATTAATACCTGGGGTGGAGAAGATGAGGTCACACCGGATTATGGAAAAGTTCGAATATGTATTGTACCAAATACCGCAGATACCTTAACTACTGCAGAAAAAACTACAGTTGTTAATTCAATCCTTAAAGGTAAAAATGTGGTATCAATTACACCAGAAATTGTAGATCCAGCTTATAGTTATTTAGAATTAGATATATATTTTAAATATAATCCTAATCTAACAGACAGAGCTTCTGCAGATCTAGTAAGTGTTGTAAAAGATACTGTTGATGATTATAATCTTAATAACCTAAACAAATTTGATGGAATATTTAGGCATTCTACAATATTAAAAGCAATCGATTCAGCTGATCCAGCAATACTATCTTCTACTTGTAGACCTTTTATATACAAAAATATAACCCCGACCATAACAGAATTAAATAATTTTACACTCACTTTTCCTGGATCGATTTATGTTCCGAATGGAATTGATGAATCTTGTGTAACTTCTACTGTTTGGCAAAGAGATAGCGCTGACAATTATTTTGCGGATAAAGCTATTGCTGCTTCGACAGATAGACAAGTATATGCTTATAAATTAGTAGAAGGTGTTAAGGTTACTACAATAGAGAGTTGTGGAACACTTACCCCTTCAACAGGTGTACTAACATTAAATAATTTTACGCCAGATGATACTACTGCTATTCGATTAACAATAACACCTGATTCATTAGATGTTGCTCCAAAGAGAGAAGAAATTCTTACAGTTGATGGAGCAAGGATGTCAGTCACCGCAGAAATAGATACTATCTCTACAGCTGGTTCTTCAGGTTCTATAGATTATACAACTACTTCAAGGTTCAGAACCTAATGGCTTTATACGGATCAGATCACGAGAATCCCAATTATGTGGAATCTGTTGCTTCTTTAAAAAGAAAAACTAAAGAAGATATTAGAATTGATCAATTAATTCCTTCCCATATATTAGAAGACGCAGTTAATTCTGACGGTTCCCCTAATATAAAAACTTTATTGGAATATTATTATAAATTTATGAATATGGAGGAATTTATATACACCTCCACAGAAACACATACAGATCTTCTCGCAGCTTCTACCACATATACTGGTAAATCAAAAGCAGTTTTTAGAATACCAGATCCTAATAATGAAAATAATCAGTTCTTTTCTGATTCAACCGGAGCATCTTCAACTTTAGTAGTAGATAATTCTGGTACTGATGTAACTATTTCAATGACTGGTAATTCTGTACCAATTATTTCAAATGGTAATGAACTTCCTGGAACTTTAGTAAATAGTTTAACCCCAACGGGTAAAACATTTACAGTTGAGGATATTGATGGTGCTTATATAGGAAAATATGCTACATTAACCACTGTGGCTAAACATTGGGTTGGACCAGGGCCAAGTTATGTTTTAAATGCTATTGAAGAAGCTATGAACATAGATGAAAATTCTGAAATTTATCTAGATCAGATGCAAAAAGAAATAGCAGGAGCTATTCCTCGTAACCTAACCTCAGTAGAAAAAAGATCTCTATATAAAAATATCACAGAGTTCTATAAATTAAAAGGTGCACAAGACAGCATTGAAATATTTTTTAGATTATTATTTGATGAGAATGTAGAAATAGAATACCCTTGGAATGAAACTTTAATTCCTTCTTCAGGTGATTGGGATGCCGGGTTAAATAGATATCTAGATCATAAAGGATGGTTATCTGATAAAATTAAATTACAAGATTCCTATTTTTATCAAAAGTTTTCTTACAATATAAAAACAGGTAAAAACTTATCTGATTGGAAATATGCTTTTGATAGATTAGTTCATCCTGCAGGATTTATATTCTTTGGAGAGATTTTAATTCTAACAGAATTAACTCGACTTATCTTAGGGGATTATCAAAAGGTTTCAGCAACAACTGTTGGAGATGGATTAATTCAAGATCCAGCTAATCCAGGTTATCAATATAAATATTTAAATGTTTATCCTAGGAGTGGTAGAAAAACTCTTAGCTCTATGCCAGGATTACAACCTGGGGTTATAGGTGCTGAGGACCTTGCATTACTTGTAGAAGCTTTTGCTTCAACTTTCTTACCTAATATAATAGCTAAGTTTGATAAAAGTGCAACTCTTTCTACTGATATCTCTGGGGGAAATATAACAGGTATTACAATTATTGATGGAGGTTGGGGATATGCCTCAGCTCCTACCTTAACTATCACAGGAGATAATGGTTCAAGCGCAACAGCTACCTGTACAATTGATGCAACTACTGGTGTGGTTGAAACAGTAACAATAACCAATGCTGGATCAGGGTATACAACTGCATATACAAGTGCAGCTGCTAATCCAGATGCTAGTACAATTAAAACAATACTATTAAGTGGCCTTGCAGATAAAACATATGCATCTGCACCAACTTTAATTTTTGAAGATCCAACATCAGTAGATTCAGATGGTGTTCCATTAGGTACTAACGTAACAGCAACAGCTACAATACAATTAGATGCTGAAGGAGAAATTTCAGGATTTGAGATACAAGAAAATGGATATGGTTATGTAAAAGATCCAAAGATAAGAATATCCTCACCTACAGAATCTGAAAATAGAGGAAAGGATGTAAAAGAGATACTCATCATTGCATTGAATCATGTAAGCCAAGAGGTTGGATCGTGGGCTTCAGGATTTAAAACACTTAATGAGAATAATTATTTTAACAGAAAAGAAGATGCATACTATGCTAAGAAAAAGTGGAGAGATAATTATCCGATTAGCTTTTTTTCTAGCAATATCATTAAAAACACGTATACAACTAGTATAAATAGTACTAACGTGAAAACAAATATAAACCAGGAATAAAAAATGACAGCAATAGTAACAACCCCCTTTAGGGTGGTTAACGCGGAGAATTTTAAAGAGGATATTGCAGGTTCTTCAGTATATGTAGGGATTGGTAAAACGGACGTATGGTCCACAACAACTTCAGATCTTACTGACGCAACTACCCCTTTTACTCCAACAGATAGAATAGATGATATTCATGAAGCATACCAAAACTTGATCGGTATGAAAAAGATAGCTTCTGCAGATGTAGCTCATATCGTACCAAGGCATACTTGGACTTCAGGAACAACCTATACTGCTTGGGATTCAGACGATTCTGCAATATATGACAAAGCATTTTATATCATCACTTCAGAATATAAAGTTTACAAATGTATATATTCACCAGGAACACAATCCCTAATTGAACCTACACACATTAATACGGATCCAACTGCAGAGTCAGATACCTATAAATGGAAATATATGTATACAGTTACGGTAGTTGATTCAGAGAAATTTTTAACTATATCATATATGCCAGTTCGAGTTGAACAGACAGTAAGTACATCAGTTGGTGGCAATGGTGGTTCTTCAAGCACAACAGTTACCCTAACAGCAGCTAATGAATATATTAAAGTAGGTATGTTAGTCACTGGTTCTGGAATAACAGCCGGAGATACTGTGGCAGCAATATCTGGTACTGAGCTTACTCTATCAACTGCAAGAGAAGTTGCTAACAGTACTGTATTGACTTTTGGCAGACTTGGAACTACAGACGTTAACTTTGCAAATCAAACTGCACAACTCAATTCAGCTGATATTTCACTTACTGCGGTAGCTGGTATCGAAAGATATGAGGTCACTGCAGCTGGTTCAGGATATACTTCTGCTCCCGATGTCATTGTTCGAGGAGATGGAACTAACGCGATCGCGTTAGCTACTGTTTCCGGTGGAGAAATTACAGCAATTAGTGTTTCAAGTGCAGGTCCTGGATTAGAAGCTAATAAAGGTGATGGATATACTGTAGCAGATCTACTTATTGGTAGTGTTACAAGCGGTGGCGGTACTGGTGGAGCTGCAAGAGCAGTTATTGCTCCTCCGGGTGGTCACGGTATAGATCCAGTAAAAGAACTTGGTGCATTTTATGTTGCAGTTAATACTCAACTATCAGGTTCAGAAGGTGGTGATCTTACCGTAGGAAACGATTTTAGACAAATATCATTAATTAAAAAACCTCAAAACTTTGGAACAAATGTTACATCTACAGCTACTACACTAAGAGCAAGGAAATCCTTAGTTCTAGCTTCAGGCCAGAGTGTAAGTGGATTTGCAGTTGATCAAGTAATCGACGGTGGTACTTCTGGAGCTAAAGCTTATTTAGTTGAAATAGATACTACTAATAAAGTTTTATATTATTATCAGAATTCAAAAACTGGGTATGAGCCTTTCGTTCAGGGAGATGCTATAACAGGAACATTGCCAAGCGGAGGATCTGCTACATTAGATCAAGGAAGTGGTACATCTTGGTATGGACAAGCTGTAAATGGTTATGGTCCAGAAGTAAAAATGAATTCAGGTCAACTTTTATTCTTAGAAAACAGAGCTCCAATCAATAGATCGTCTTCACAGATTGAAGACATTAAATTGATTATTGAATTCTAAAAATAATTTTAGAAGAGAAAAAACATGGCAATTACTAAAGTTAAAAATTATAACATAGCACCTTATTATGATGATCACGATGAAACAAAAAATTATCATCGAATATTATTCCGGCCGGGTTTTGCAGTTCAAGCAAGAGAATTAACCCAACTACAAACATCACTATATTCCCAAGTAGATAAACTTGGTCAATATAGCTTTGAAGATGGTTCTAGGGTTGTTGGCGGAAGGGTTACACTTAACACCCAATATGCTTTTGTTAAATTAGATTCTGTGTCTAATATCTCGGATTTTGTAGGGTATAATATAACTGGTGGAACTAACGGGGTTACAGCTAAAGTATTAGCTGCAGTGACCGCAACAGGTGGTGATCCAGATACTCTCTATATAGAATATAATACTTCAGGTACAGCCAATGCAACTAAACTATTTGTACGAAATGAATCCATTCTTGGGGGAACTGCAGGAAATAAAGAAGGCGAAATTCAAGATATAACTACTGCTGTTGGAAACGGATCAAAAGTAGATATATCTGAAGGGGTTTATTTTATTTCAGGTACTATGGTTTATGTGGCAGGTCAAACCTTACTTCTAGACAAATATACAAATACCCCTTCATATATAATTGGTCTTTCTGTAACAGAAAGTCTAGTAAATAATTCTACAGATTCATCCCTTGTTGATAACGCTCAAGGTACTCCAAACTACGCGGCCCCGGGCGCGCACAGATATCAAATCTCAACAACTTTAATCAAAGAAAGTTTAACTGCACCAAATACTACCTATGCTAATTATATCTTGTTAATGAAAATTACTGATGGTATTATACAGATTAAGACAGAAACTAAAACAGGTAACACAGAATTAACTACAAGATTAGCTAGACGAACACACGAAGAATCAGGAAATTATTCAGTTAAGCCTTTCTCTCTAGATATAAGAGAACATCTAGACGATGGTGCAGGTAATGGTGGTTGGTTAACCTCAGACGTTGGCGGTGACGCAACTAAATTAGCAATTGGTGTTGAACCATCAACAGCTTATGTTCAAGGGTATAGGGTAGAAAACCTAGCAACAAAATATGTTGCAGTAGATAAACCAAGGACATATATTAATGAGAACGAAAAATCAGTTAGTTTACCTATAGGAAATAAAGTAGGAATAACACTTTCTACAGTTACAGGTATGCCTGATGTTAATGCATTCGCTACTTGTAATCTAAGAAATAGTTCTGACGTTAATATAGGTACAGCAAGAATCAGAGGATTCGAAGAATGGACTAATACAGTTTGGGCTTTATACTTATTTGATATTACAATGACTGGTGCTAATTCGTTTAGTGCTGTTGAGAATATTACCCAAACAAATTCCGGCGGTCAAGATTTTGCTGGTGATTTATCTGCAACAGGAATAAGATATGATGCTGGTAATAATGGAGCAGTATTTCAATTACCATACGAAGGTGTTAAAAGTTTATTAGATTCAACTCCAGCTGATCCATTAGAATATCATGTAAGACAAAGAGTTATAGCTACTGTTACTGCTACCCCAACTGCATCTTTCGCATGTGTTGGTGGTACCGTACAGAGTAATTCAGATGTTATGATTGCTGTAGCAGGAAATGCTCCAGTTATGGTTCCACCAGCTAATATTACATCCAATGTCGGAGATGGCACTTTAGTTATTGATAATTCTCCAGCAATTACTGGATTTAGTAATGGAGCAAGTGTACAAGCAATCTTCACAGTTAAAAAGGTTGCATCTTCTGGTAAAAAAGATAAATTATATAATACATTATCAGCTACTAATTTCTCGTTTGATGGAACTAATTCTGTATTGCTAGATAAAGCAGATATTATAAAGATTAATACATTAACGATCGGCGGTGTTGATGCAAAAGATAAATTCCTTTTAGATAATGGACAAAGAGATAATTTTTATGATGAAGGTAGATTATTCCCCATAGGAACTCAGGCTGCTGCAACTCTTTTAATCTCTTTTGATTATTACACACATTCTTCAGGAGATTATTTCTCAGTTGATAGCTATCCTACAAACTATACTGATGGAGTTACAGGCGCACAAACAAATGGATATGAAATTATCCCTACTTTTAATAGCCAAAACGGAAATGTAAGATTAAGAGACTGTTTAGATTTTAGGCCAACAAAGGCAAGCGCAGGTTCTCCAACAACTGGATTTGAATTTACAACTGGAACAGGAGCATCTATTGTAGATATGCCTAAACCTTATAGCGTAGCTACTGCAGATATATCTCATTATGAAGCAAGGATTGATAAACTTTATATTGATAGAGAAGGTAATTTTGCTGCTAATGCAGGCATTTCAGCCACTAATCCAAAATCCCCTGATGATATTAATGATGCAATGACAATTTTCGAATTGCATTATGGACCATATGTATTCTCAACAAAAGATTTAGTTCCTGTTAAAATAGACAACAAACGCTATACAATGCGTGATATTGGTGCTCTAGATACAAGAGTTAAAACCCTAGAATATTATACTTCACTTTCACTATTAGAACAACAAGCTTCTGATGTACAAATAATGGATGGTAATAATCCTAGACTTAAAAATGGTATGCTCGTTGATGGATTCTTTGGTCATAATGTGGGAAATGTTACTCACCCAGAATATAGTTGTTCAATTGATGATGGTAATGGTACCCTTCGACCGAAAGCTTTCTTCGATAGTGTTAATGTTATAAAACATTCATTAACTAATGCTGTAAAAACTAAATCTTTAATAACTTTACCATATACTGAAGTTACATACATCGAACAACCATATGCTACATATGATGAATTTGTTAATCCATATAATGTATTTACGTGGGGAGGAGATTTACAATTATCTCCAGAATCAGATGATTGGAAAGATACAGAAACAAGACCAGATGTAGTAATTGATAATGAGGGGGTTTATGATCAGTTAGTTTTCATGGCTGAAGAAAATGGAATATTAGGTACAGTTTGGAATGAATGGGAAACAAATTGGACTGGGGTAGAGATAACAGAAACTTCTTCTTCAAATATGATCACTGATGAAAATGCGCGCCGCATCTTTTGGGACCAAAGGAGACGAAGAAGGCAAAATGCTACTACCACAATAACTGCTACAACCATTACATCAAATCAAGCTAGATCAGGATTAAGAACAACTGTTGTACCTGATACACAATTAAAAGAATTAGGATCAAGAGTGGTAGCTACGAATTTTATACCCTTCATGCGGTCGCGTGAGGTATTCTTTAAAGCAATGCGTATGAAACCACTTACAAAAGTATATGCATACTTTAATGGATCGGATGTTACAAATTATTGTTCTGAGACAGGTGGATATAAGGAATGGTCAGATGAAACAGATGTTGTAGGTTATAAAGATGCTACTATTCATGCAGCTAATACAGATCTAATAACAGATGCATCTGGTACAGTAGAAGGATCATTTAGAATACCAAACAACTCATTACTTAAATTTAAAACAGGTACAAGAGAATTTAAATTAACAGATTCTTCTACTAATGATAGTTCTGAAGAATCTACAGTTGCTGAAACTCTTTATCACGCACAAGGTTTACTTGAGGTTAAAGAAAATGTTATAATGTCAACTAAGGTACCTCAATTTGTATCTACAGAATTAACAGAAGAGAGAGTTATTCAAGAAACCCCAATTGTAACATTTAATTTTCCAGTTGCATGGATAGATCCATTAGCACAAAGCTTTGTTGTTGACACAGTTGGTGGTATATTTGTAACATCAGTTGATATATACGTAGCTGCAAAAGATGCAGATATCCCATTAAACGTTTCAATACGTTCCATGGAGAATGGAATTCCAACACAACAAATCGTTCCTGGTACGGGTGGAATACATGGAAATATATTCCCAAGTTCAATTACAACTTCGGCCGATGGATCAGTTGCAACCACTTGTACATTTGAATATCCGGTTTATTTAGCACAACATCAAGAGTATGCACTTGTGCTTATGTCAGATTCAGATAAGTATAAAGTATTTGTTGCAGAGACAGGTGGATTTGATTTAGCAAATCCTACTAACAGAGTTACAAAACAACCTTATAACGGAGTATTTTTTACTTCACAAAATTCCTCAACTTGGTCACCAGAACAAACAAAAGACCTTAAGTTTAAACTGAAGAGAGCTAGTTTCTCTCCAACAACTGGAACGGCCGTTTTAACTAATGATGCTATACCACCTAAAAAATTACAAACTAATCCATTTCACTTTGTTTCAACAGCTGGAGGTAGTTCAATTGTAAGAGTTAAACACCCAAATCATGGTATGCACGGTTCAAATGAAAAAGTATTAATATCAGGACAAAGCGGAGCTGTTAATGGTATTACTGCAGAAAATATGAATAAGCAACATGATATTAATGCTGCCTCAATGGAAATAGATAGTTATGCTATTACTGTTACCGGAACAGCAACAGCTGTTGCAATTGATTCCGGAGGTAGTACAATATATGCTACAGAAAATAAGCATTATGATGTATTAGAACCGCAAGTACAAACCTTAGAGGTTCCACGTACTGGGGTATCATGGAGTCTATCTGCATCGTCAGGACAAAGTATTGATACTGCGTCTGGACTTGAGCAACAAGCTGCATATACTATGACCTTGATAGGTGGAATACTTCCAAATGTTAATAATGAATTTATAAGTCCAATGGTAGTTGCTTCAACAGTTAACGAAGCAGCAAATACTACAGAATCAGCAGCTGGTAATAAATCATTGGTGTTAACTGCAACTCTAGTTGGGAATGAAACTCTAACCCCAGTGATTGATATGAATAGATCTTCAGCGATCACGGCAAATAATAGATTAAATGATGCAACAACCGCGGCAGCTGCATATGGCACTACTGCACAAGGTAGATCATATGTTGAAGAAACAAGTGCATTAGGTTCATCTAATTTGAATAAATACATTACTAAGAGAATTGATTTAACAAATGAAGCAGATATTCTAGATGTTTATATAAATGTTAATAGACCAAGGGGATCAAACATTGATTTATACTATAAAGTTATAGAAGCTGGATCTGATGTAGATTTTGATAATGAACCTTGGATTGCAGCCACTCCACCAGAAGATGCTATACCGGAAAATGATGGAGGAGTATATACTGAAACTCATTATGTTATTGATCCAACTATAGGTAAGTTTGGTTCATTTGCATTTAAAGTTGTATTAAGATCAACTAATAGTTCAGCTGTTCCAACCGTAAAAGATTTTAGAGCAATAGCAGCAACGTAAAGACATGGCAAGAAAAAAGAAAACAGCAAAAGTAGAAGATAATCCGGAATTAGAGAGAGATCTTTCAACTAATGCGATCATAAATACAAGTATGACAGCATATCAAATTAGGTTAAATCAAATAGAAAAAGCTAAATTGGATGTACAACAAACTGAGGATATAGTCCAGCTCAAAAAGGATGTTGAAGAAATTAAAACCTTATTACAAGAGATAGCGAGTAAATAATGGCAAACAACGAACCAAAAGTATTAACAACGAATTCATTCGAAGACTGGAGAAAGAAAAGCAACGAAGTATCTTATCACTTAGGTGATATTCATTTACTCGATGCGCGCTTAGGCGATAAGACCTATACCTATAGTGCCAGTGCTAATCAAGGTATTTTCGTAAGTGGTGATTCTGCCGGCAAGATCTTGAGATTCGAATTAGCTGCAGAAATACCTATAGATGCACCGGCAGTAGTAATTCTTACAGGTACTCCTACTATAGCGTCTAACTGGATTGAAGGCAATTCAGTATATCAAGGAAGTGTAGGTTCAGAAACATTTACAGGTACTATACAATATGTTAACACAAACAAAGT